GTGTTAAGGGTTCTCCTACTTCCAGCGGTATGGTCCGTGAGACTTCAGTCTCGGGTGTTGAATCTAAGACGCATGACGTGCTCCAAAACTCGTTTGGTAACAACGCAGTTGCTGGGAAGGGTTTGTCGGTGGCCTCTGCGAGGTCCGCTGATAGACTCGTCTCGTTCATCCTCTCGTCTTCCATGAGAGGGGTCGCGGAATCCGAATTCCCGATCAGCAGGTACGTAGAGTCGCTTGTCTGGATGTTTGTCGCACGAAGATCGCTCGAGAGCGAGTGGTTCAGTGACAAGAATCTAAAAAGGGTCATTATTTGCTTTGCCCGCGTGGCATTGCTCTTGACCCAGATCGCAAGCGCGGATAACCGAGAGCAGACTTTCTTAAAGTTCTGGCTCGATCGGCATCTTTGCGAAGGGATGGGGGATACTGGCGTAGACTCGCTACCAGTTCCCGAAGATTGGTTCCCCAAAAGAGATGGACAACTGGTTCCACTCTTCTCTGGGATCCTCAGGGTGTGGGTTAAGAGAGCAATTCTGAAATCAGATTTAGCTTTCCTCTATTCACTCCAAAAGGGTTCCAAGAAGATGTGGCCAGAATTGGGGCCAATCAAGAAGGCAGCTGCTTACCAGAAGCATGCCGACCGTTTGCAAGGGCGAGATGGGAAGAACGGCGTATTAGTTTTGCCAGTTCCCGATGAGGTGTTAAGAGAGATTGAGAAGACATCGAGGCTTGTGTTCTCCGATTCCAACTTAGGTGCTGCAACAAAGTTTCTCCCGACGGGAGGGGCCTGTATGCAGTCCGCCAGAAGGAAAGGAGGTTCGTTAGCTTTGGTGGAGCCTTTTAATCTGCGTCGAGCGCTAAGCGGAGGCCCAATGGGTCTGCTCAGGCAGGTGGACGCGGAATTTCTCGGGTGGAGACAGACAGAATTCCAGAAGCAGGTCCGATTAGTTCAGACAAGACTGGATGAAGATGGGTCCCGTTCTGACGGGCACTTGTCGATCTTGGATGTCAAGGTCTCTGCAATTGCGGAGCCGGGCAAATTCAGGATGGTCACCCTTGGTGACGGTCATCTCTACAATTCACTTCAGCCGATACAGGGTCAGATGTTGCGAGCGTGGAAGCTACAGGAGGAGTCTTCTATGCTTCGCGATGATCTGACAGACCGCGTAAATGAGATCGAATGTGCACTTCCAGACTTGCCATTCTTTTGTTCTGTGGACTACGAAGCAGCCACCGACCTCCTGAAGAAGGAGGCGTCGCTTGCGGCGCTCAAAGGGGTCCTCCGTGATACGGACCTACATGAGTTCGCTTGGCTCTCGCAGTTCTCGGGACGCGCATACTATCCCACCGAAAAGAAAGGTGTGAAGGGAAGGGTGAAAGTGGTGTACGAAAAGTCGGTGGAGTGTTCCGAGGGCCAGTTGATGGGCCATCCTCTGTCGTTCCCACTCCTCTGTGTCATCAACCTAGCGGTCTACCGAGCTTCCTTGCTCAAATGGACCGGCATGGGTGTGACTGCGGAGGAGTGTGTTCGACGGGAGAAGATATCGGATCGTGCTTGGAAAATGGTGATCGTCAACGGAGACGACATGTTGTTCAAGTGCGAAGGTTCGTTCTACCCAGTCTTCCTTGAAGTCTCGAAATCCGCAGGCTTCAAGAAATCCCAGGGCAAGCAGTATTTGAGTCCTCATTCCTGCATGATTAACTCTCAGGTCTTTACCCGCAAGGGGGGATCTGGAAGTATCATGAAGCGGGTGGGCTACTTGAACATGAAGCTTGTCCTCGGTGTTTCTCTCAAGGAGGGAGACTCGTGCGCTATTCCAACCCAGATCTCGCGAGATCTGAACAAGATGTGTCACCTGACGCCGTGGACCCGTTGTGCGGTCCCTAAGGCCTTTTCACGTTTTGGAGCTGACTGGTTCGGCAAGAAGTATCAACCAAATTGGTATCTTCCTGTCATCCTGGGTGGCTTCGGAATGGATCCTGTCCTCGCCCCTGCGGGCTGGCGGATCACGAAAGGGCAACGCGTCATGGCGGCCAACTTTGTTGCTAATCCGAAACTTGCTCTTTATCGTATGTCCGGGAATTCACTTCCCGTTGCCAAAGTCGGAGCTGCGATCTCCTCTAGTCGAGTGATCATCGGGGACTACGTCCTGGGTGAGAATGAGACAGAAGAAGGAAGTGAGTGGCTCGCCAGGCTGGCGATGATGTACAGAGCGAGTTGTGCTGGGAATGAGCAGAAGGTCACCGATGCTGTCGCGATGCGGCAACTCGGCGTGGACTATCGGCTTAAACCAATGTCAGTAGAAAGGATGGGCGATTATCAAACCGCGAGAGTGGTGTCAGTAAAGACATCCAACCCTTTACCTCTCCAACCCATGCTTATGGGAGGAGGCTCCTATTTCCCTGTTAAACTGGCGGATGCCTACGATCCGGCCGGGTGGAAACGCTCCATGAGAGAACGAAAGGAAAAGGAGAAGAAAAGAGGTGGTGAAGCATGGCTTGGCGATGACGGCTTTTTGTTGCCGCGCCCTTGGGAGGATGAATTGATGATTCCTCAGCCGTGCATTGTGTGTGAGTCCCAAGTTGGATGTGAGGGTCACTGTTCTAGCCGCTGGCTAGAGGCAGTGCTTGCTCCTTACGAGGCGGAACGTGAGGAGGAACACCGGACGTGGACCCGACAGCTGTCGGACCGCGTCCAGGATCCTTACTTCTGAAGCCCGGGTGGGCTATAAACACCTGTTCCGCGCCGCACTGCTACTATGCAGAAGCCTTCAGGTTATTCTTCCTGGGGGTGACTTATGAGAGTGATGGTGAGGATCAACGGGTTTGCTGCTTTAAATGACCCAAAACGGTGTACTGAGTACTCAATATTTCCGTGCTAACCAAAATGCCGAACGACTTCACGGCGTTGGCCAAGATGAAAGATTCTTGGTAGCAGCAGATGTAAAGTCTCTCCAACTTGCTGGGAGGGATCCGTTATGTCAGCAAAACAGAACAAAGCCAAGAAGGCTAAGAAATCCCGGGGTTCTAAACCCCGGAAGGCGCAGCGAATGCGCAAAGACGCGTCCGGCATCTCGTCAGCGGGAAAGCTCGGGAACGCAATGGGGGTTGGCTTCCAACAGGTTGGCCAGCCTCTCGCCTACACTCAGAACTACCGCGGTGGTACGTTCGAGATGACCACCATCAAGCATCAGGTGAATGGGGCCGGGGTCCGCATCCGCGGCTCTAGCGCCCTTGGGCTGATCAGCAAGCAGAACGGGTACCGAAACGCATTTGATGCGGTCGTTGCCCCTCCTTCTGGCTGTGTCTCGTCCACCGTGCTGCACCCTGCGTTCCTCTTTGTGGGATCGACCCGATCTTCGAACATCGTGAAATCGTATTTACGGTTCGTGTTCCGTGAGATTCGGGTTCGATACATTCCCGCAGTAGGGACGACAGAGAACAATCAGCTTCTGATGGTCTATAATCAGGATCCCACCATGGCGATCCAGATTCTCTCGAACACATCGTGGTCCTTCTACCTGGAGAACCCTACGTGCATCCGATGGCAGCCCTGGGCTGCCGCCTCCATCACAATCACCGACCAGTTGAATCAGGATTTCCTGGGATTCTACGACACCGACACTACTTACAGTGTTCCGGCGTGGCGTCAGCAATACCAGGGTTGTCTGAATTTCGTCTGGCAAGGTCTATGTGACGCCACCACCTTTACAGGTACGGTGGAGCTGGACTATGTCGTTGATTTGTTCGACCCAATCGGGTCGTTCAACAACGTCTTGTCTGACTTCCCGAAGGCGATCCGTGATAATGAGGATGAGAAGAAGAGACGTTTGGATGAAAAGGAGAAGAGTGGAGGAGGTGAGAGGGACCCGCAGGGTCCGGGAGTTTTGACTGCTTGTGAGGGTGATCCCCCCGACAGCCCGATTCTCGTTAGGACATCCGTCCCTCCGTTGCGAGCCACGACTGCTTCCGTACGGAAGTGAGCGGCGTGCACGTCATCGCAAGACGTTAACAGAGCGATGCCTTCGGTCGTCTCGCGGACCTTAAAACGCGTGTGGTTCGTACCTGCCTTGAACCATACATCTGCGTTCTTGCAGGGGTGTGAAATGGGTAAGTGGAATGAAAGCGAAGTGTATGGTTTCTGAGTGGGTGGCTGGTGGTCTCTTTTGATTCACTAGCGAGGACACCCATGTTGCGGTTATGTGATTTGTGAAAGAGTTGCTGAACTTGGCCTCGTTAGGCCGTTGCGAGGGGACCCCTTAATCGGGTGCTGAGTTGATACCGAGAGGTTCAACTTGATGACTTGTCATCCCTGCGTAAAGCTAGCTTGCATCTGCGATGCAACTCTGATCGGATTGTGTGAGCGCCGGAATTCCATGGGGACCAGGTAGATCAAAAGAGGAAGTGGTTACTTCTTCCTAGATTGAACTGGATTCCAGCTGTCGGTTTCATGATACCACTGACTGTATCATTACCTCGTCGAGAGCACAGGGGCCCTTCCTTGAGGGGGGATAACCAAAC